ATCACGTTATTGAAGGTTCGCTAAAAGTTAACGGTATTCCATTTAGAGAGTTTGCCCGACGCTTAGAAAAACCTTCGGATATTCACGGTGAAAATCATGGAAGAAAATAAACGCTATATCGTTTTTGCTTACGATGATTATGAGCGCGGTGGCGGCTGCAATGATATTCACTGCGTGACAATCTCTTTTGAAGAAGCAGAAAAGGCAGCATGCAGTGACGAAGCGAGAAGCGACAACGACACTGTAGAGATTTACGACATACAGAAAAATGAAGTTGTTTGCTCATTTTACCGCACCGTCAAGGGTGAGTGGGTTAGGGAAAAATAAGCTTTCCTCGTTCCCAGCACTAACTAGCCGCCCACGGGCGGTTTTTTATTGTGTGCTAAAAAATGCATTCACTAATTTCACTTTTAGCATAAACACAATGAATCATCGGCTGGTGGTCTCACCATTGCTGGGGTTTGTATCTATCTGACCAGCAGAGAACTCTGAATGGACGTTATGATTGATGGCATTGCCTATATGCCGGTGACTGAACGGGCATCAAATATCGGCATAGCTATCAGCACCCATAATCGCCATGACGTTTTATCCCGCGCACTTGAGCATCAGTTAAACTTTCTGCCAGCCGGTGCGCTGGTGGTTGTTATTGATGATGGTTCAGCAAAACCCGTGACAGCGTCTGAAGGTGTCAGGGTTATACGGCATGAAGTGTCACGCGGTATCGTAGCCTCAAAGAACGCCAGCCTTGAGGTGTTAATAGATGCTGGGTGTGAGCATCTGTTCCTTTGGGATGATGATGCCTGGCCGATTGCTGGTGGGTGGGAGCAGCCTTACATCGCATCGCCTGAGCCGCATCTGGCGTATCAGTTTCAGGACTTTGCCACCGGGCAGAAGCTTAACGACATTGCGGTGCTTTACCGGGATGAGAAGCACGTCGCCTACACCGGCCAGCGCGGCGTGATGCTTTATTATCATCGCAGCGCAATTGAGAAGATTGGCGGTTTCGATCCAGTCTACCAGCGGGGCATGTACGAACACTCTGACTTAGCGCTGCGCATTCACAATGCCGGGTTAACGAGCTGGGCGTTCGTTGATGTCGTGGGTTCTGAAAAGCTTATTTATTCGCTTGATGAGCATCAGGCCGTAGAGCGGTCAGTCCCAAAACCTGACCGTGAGGCGCAGGTTAAGCGCAACGTCACGATTCACAACGAGCGCCGTAACAGCGGTTACACCGGTTATGCAGAGTACCGGAAACAGCGCAACGTGGTGATTACCACACTGCTGACCAGCCAGCCTGACCCTCAGCGCGGCACCAGAATGACGGCATCGCCTGATCTGCTGGCTAAATGGGCGGCATCGGTCAAAGGTGGATATGCGGTAGTGCTGGCCGATGAGCTGACTACTGCGCCCGCAGGCGCTTCGCTGATGCCGGTCCCGGATGTGAAGATGAATGTCTACTTCCGGCGCTGGCTGCATATCTGGCAGCACCTTCGCGATCATCCTGAATATCACTTCGTCTGGTGTACTGATGGCACTGACGTTGAGATGCTGCGTGAACCGTGGCAAGGGATGGAAGAGGGCAAGATTTACGTTGGCTCCGAACCCAAGACCTATGCAGACGCATGGGCTAAGCGGCACCATCCTGAAGGTATCTACCAGACGTTTCTTACTGAGCACCAGAATGATGTGATGCTGAATGCCGGTCTGCTTGGTGGCGCTCGTGCTGACGTGATGGCAATAGCTCATGGCATCGTCCGCCTGTATTACCACATCGAATCACTGCGCTTCTGGAATCAGGAAGTAAAGGCAGCAGCTGTTGGCGACATGATTGCCTTTGGCATTGTGGCTCATCGCTACAGCGACAGGATGGTGACCGGACCCGCCGTGCATACGGTATTTAAGTCAGACGGCATCGGTAAGGAGTGCGCTTGGTGGCGGCATAAGTGAGATGATTAAGATGGAATACTATTACTGGCTTTGCTTCTGCATCGTTGGTGGAATTTTGGCGGCAGGCTGGATTCCCATTTTATTTCTAATCGGGCACGGCGCATTAAATCGTGTGCCAAAGATGACCAGGTTGCCTTGGCATCATGGCTATCAACCCCAGCCAGCATTTAAAGGCGATCCGAAGCCACCACCCAAGAAGCCCTGAGATTATATATGAGTGGCACAATTAAATATGTTGTGGTCGGCCATCACTTGCGCCGACATCAGGCTGAACAACTGGCATGGTCACTGAGTGCTCCCCTGCTGATTGATGAAGGCCAGCATGGCGCGAACTGGAATCACTGGCGCGCTATCGAATGGGCCAGCCAGCAGGATTGCCGGGTGGTGATACTGGAAGATGATGCAGTGTTGGTTAACGGCTTCAGTGAGAAGGTAACAGCCTGGCTCAGTCGTTTCCCTGATGAGCTTATCAGCTTCTATCTCGGTACCGGCCGACCGCCTCAGTATCAGTTGGAAATAGCGACAAAGCTTATTGATGCAGACAGGCGTCAGGCTGATTACTTAACCATCAACCGGTTAGTTCATGGCGTTTGCTATAGCGTGCCGCTGCACAAGCTACAGCAAGTGATTAGTCGCTGGAATCATCGTTCACCTGCTGACTATGCAGTTGGTGATGCATGTGGTGGATCGGTCATCTATCCGTGTTACTCGCTGGTGGATCACATGGACAGCGATACTGTTGAGAGACACCCTGACAACACACCACGCACAGAGCGCCGCAGAGCATGGCGGCTGGACTTAAAGGAGCATCATGGCACGACTTGCAACGCTTAAGCCCCGGCTCTCAGTTGACCGAACGCAACGCGTTAGGACTGCAACCGTAGCTGAGACGCGCATCACTGGCTGGAAGCTGCAGGCACGGCGTAAGCGACTATGGTCTGCCAATCCATGCTGCGCGATGTGTGGACGCCTGACTGAGTATCCTCATGGCTTCGAGCTGGACCATAAGGTTGCTCTGCATCAGGGTGGTGAAGACACCGATGCCAACTGTCAAATCCTTTGCTGTGGTGCTGATGGGTGCCACCGCAGGAAGACCAATGACGATATGAAAGGCAAGTGATAACCATTATCATTCAGCCTGAATAATAGTTGCATCTGAAATCATTTGAATGTGAATGATAGCGATTATCATCTAAGGGTGGGGGGGAGTCCAAAAGTTTAAGGACGATCCTCTACGAAACCTCGCCCCCTCTCACGCACAGAAAATATCCCCTTTTGGAGGGTGTAAACATGTTAACAGCCCAGAAGCGAAAATTCGCGCTGGCGCTGATTTCCGGTATGTCGAAAAAAGATGCGGCTATAAAGGCTGGGTATTCCGCAAACTCCGCACGCTCCAAGGGTTCGCAGCTTGCTAAAGACCCGGAAGTCATCGCTTTTATAAGCCGCAAAAAGAATGAAAAAGTCGAAGTCGACGATGTTCCAACGCAGGGAAAAAAAGTTAATACCCCAGCGGTAAACATGCCATCACAACCTGAGCCCGATCCGGTGCCGGAAATTGTTCGGGCGGCTGGTGAATATGATGACCCGCTTGAGTTTCTGAAGTCGGTTATGAATGACCGATGCGAAGATATTGATACCCGAAAAGATGCCGCAAAGGCGATGCTTCCCTATCTGCACAGCAAAAAAGGTGAGGGCGGCAAGAAGGATGCGAAGCAGGCTGCTGCTAAGGCGGTTGCCAGCAAGTTCATGGGCATGGCTCCGCCGCAGCTGATAGTGAATAACGGGAGATAGAGATGCCTGAGTGGTCTACCGCATGCGCTGACTGGGCCAGCAGGCTCATTAACCGCGAGTCTATCATCCCGCCGCCAATATTCAGGGATTCTGGCGAGCATGCACTGTCCATCTTCAAAGAGCTCAGGGTAACTGACCTGCCTGGCAAGCCTACATTTGGCGAGTGTTCAGAGCAGTGGGTATTTGATTTTGTGCTGGCAATATTTGGCGGCTATGACCAGCAGACCGGCAATCAGATGATCCGTGAGTATGGTCTTCTCATCAGTAAAAAGAATACAAAATCCACCATCGCAGCCGGAATTATGCTGACGGCGCTGATTATCTGCTGGCGTGCTGATGAAGAGCATCTGATTCTGGCACCGACAAAAGAGGTTGCCGATAACTGCTTTAAACCTGCTGCCAGTATGGTGCGTGAGGATGAAGAGCTTTCGGCGCTGTTTCACGTACAGGATCACATCCGCACCATAACTCACCGCGTCAATCGCAACAGCCTGAAGGTTGTGGCCGCTGACAGCGATACGGTGTCGGGTAAAAAGGCCGGTCGGATTCTGGTGGAAGAGCTGTGGCTTTTTGGTAAAAACGCCAAAGCGGATGCGATGTTTATTGAGGCGCTGGGCGGTCAGGTGTCGCGTAATGAAGGGTGGGTGATTTACCTGACCACGCAGAGCGATGAGCCGCCTGCAGGCGTGTTTAAAAAGAAACTGGATTACTGGCGCAATGTCCGCGACGGAATCATTAAGGATGGCAAAACGCTAGGTATCCTTTATGAGTTCCCCCCTGAAATGGTGGAAAACGAAGGTTTCCGCAATCCCGATAACTTTTACATTACGAACCCGAACATGGGCCGCTCGGTCAGTAAAGAGTGGCTGGATGATGAGTATCTTAAGCGGTCGCAGGAAGATGAAGGCAGCCTGAGAAAGTTTCTTGCCAAGCATCTGAACGTTGAGATTGGCATGAATCTCCGTAATGACCGATGGGCCGGTGCGGAATTCTGGGAAACTCAGTCCGATCCGTCTGTGACATTCAAACAGATTTTAACCCGGTGCGAAGTTGTCACTGTCGGCATTGACGGCGGCGGTCTGGATGACCTTCTCGGCCTGTCCGTGGCCGGTCGCGATAAGAAAAGCCGTGACTGGCTGACCTGGTCTCATGCGTGGTGCCATGAAAAGATGCTGGAGCGCCGGAAAAGCGAAGAAAGCAAACTGCGTGATTTTGAAAAGCAGGGCGATCTGACCATTGTGAAACGAGTGGGTGAGGATGCGGATGAAGTTGCGATTTATGTATCGCAGATTTATGAAGCCGGGCTGCTGGATAAGGTTGGCATGGACCCCGCGGGGATCGGCGTTCTGCTCGACACGCTGATTGATGCAGGTATACCGCAGGATTCCGTTGTGGGCGTCAGCCAGGGGTGGAGGCTGGGCGGCGCATGTAAGACTACTGAGCGCAAGCTGGCAGAGGGTGCCTTAAAGCACGCGCCACAGCCCCTGATGAACTGGTGTGTTGGTAATGCAAAAGTGGTTATCAGTGGTAATGCGCCGCTGGTAACGAAGGGTGCCAGTGGCACAGGTAAAATCGACCCGCTGATGGCGCTGTTTAATGCCATTTACCTGATGGCGCTGAATCCGGCAGCTACCAAAAAAGAATACAGCGTGTTTTTCATTTAGAAATTCCGCTTTCAACGACCCGCTACGGCGGGTTTTTTCGTTTCTGGAGAAAGGGAAATGAAGAATCAGCACGCCGTCAGCCTTCTGAAGGTGAAGGCGGTCAACGAGGATACGCGGGAGATCACCGGTATCGCGACAACACCATCACCTGATCGGCATGGCGACATCGTGATGCCCGAGGGCGCAAAGTTTCAGCTGCCCATCCCGCTGCTCTGGCAGCATGACCATCAGTCTCCAATCGGCCAGGTGACCAGCGCAAAGGTTACCGCCGAGGGTATCGAAATAAAAGCCACGCTGGCTAAGGCGGACTCCCCCAGTCAGCTCGCCGCGCGTCTTGAAGAGGCCTGGCAGAGCATCCGCCTCGGCCTTGTTAAGGGCTTTTCGATTGGTTTCCGCCCGATTGAGTACGCCTATATAGATGAAGGCGGAATCCGATTCTCAAGCTGGGAGTGGTACGAACTCTCTGTCGTAACGGTGCCGGCCAATGCCGAAGGCACTATTCAGACCGTAAAATCCATCGATGAGAAGCTGCGGGCCGCGTCAGGCGTAGTGCAGAACGACTCGAAAAAAAGAAAACCCGCTGGCGCTACAGCAGTTAAAAATTCTCAGACTAAAGGAACAAATATGAACATCGCCGAGATGATTAAAACTTTCGAAACCAAGCGAGCTACGCTCGATGCTGAACGTCAGAATGTTATGTCAAAAGCCTTCGATGAAGGGCGTACGCTTGATGCGGAAGAAGAAGATAAATATGACGAAGTGAGCACGGAAATTAAATCCGTTGATTCGCACCTGGCTCGCCTTCGTGACATGGAATCGACCAAAGCCTCGACCGCTCAACCGGTTCAGAAAGCAGCAGGCGGTACGGTGGTAAATACTGTTGATAACCGAGCTCCAGCTGTGATCCATGTTGAAAAGCCGCTGGAAAAAGGCATCGCTTTTGCTCGCTTTACTAAATCCCTTGCCGCCGCTAACGGCAGTCGCTCTGAAGCGCTGGAAATTGCGAAGCGTCAGTATCCGCGAGATGCCAAACTTCACCATGTTTTGAAATCAGCTGTAGGTGCGGGCACAACCACTGATCCTCAGTGGGCTGGCAGCCTGGTTGAATATCAAGAATATGCTGAAGATTTCATTGAATTCCTTCGACCAAAAACGATCATCGGCCAGTTTGGTCAAGGTACGATTCCCCAGCTGCGCAAAGTACCGTTCAACATCCGTATCCACGCACAGACTTCAGGTGGCTCTGCAAACTGGGTTGGTCAGGGAAAAGCTAAGCCGCTGACCCGATTTGATTTCGAGTCAGTGACTTTTGGCTTCTCCAAAGTTGCAACAATTGCCGTCATTACTGATGAGCTGATTCGCTTCTCAAACCCAGCAGCTGATGCAATGGTTCGTGATCAACTGGCTGAAGCAGTGATTGCCCGACTGGATCAAGATTTTGTCAACCCAGCGAAAGCTGCGGTGCAGGATGTGTCACCGGCATCTATTACCAATGGCGCTGCTCAAATTCCGAGTACTGGAAACCCTGATACTGACAGCACCAATGCTTTCCAGGTGTTTATTGACGCTAACCTTCAGCCAACAGGCGCTGTATGGCTGATGTCCAGCACAACAGCGCTGGCATTGTCTAAGCGTAAAAATGCACTGGGCCAGAAAGAGTATCCTGAGATGACCATGTTCGGCGGTACCTTTGAAGGTCTGCCGGCCATCGTTTCTCAGTATGTCGGCAACCTCCTTGTGCTGGTGAATGCGCCTGATATTTACCTTGCTGACGACGGCGGCGTTGCGGTTGATATGTCGCGAGAGGCTTCGCTTGAGATGGAGAGCGAGCCAGTAGGTGACAGCGTGACGCCAACGCCAACCGAAATGGTTTCCATGTTCCAGACTAACAGCGTGGCAATCCGCGCCGAACGCTGGATCAACTGGAAGCGCCGCCGCACGGCAGCCGTTGCGGTAATCACTGGTGTTAACTACGGCACCTCCGCTGGCAGCTAAGGAGATGCGGGGAGAAATCCCCGCTCTTTTCACTATGAAACAGGTCCGTTATCTGAAAAGCACCCACGATGCGCATGCGGGTGAGAAACGCTTTCTGCGTGACGATTATGCTGAGGTTCTTCGCCTGACTGGCCATGTCGAGTTCGTCGAAACCGTTGAAAAGCAGGCAAAGGCCCAGAAAAAGAAATAGTGCCGGGAGAAGCAGCCAATGTTCGGTTTCCGTAAAAAGCCCCAGAAGGAAAAGGCGCTTCAGGCTGCTAATGGCGGCGGATGGCGCAAAATATTTGAATCGTTTACAGGTGCCTGGCAGCGAAACATCGAAGTTGACGCCACTACAGTTCTTGCCTACCACGCCGTTTTTTCGTGTATTTCACTCATTTCAGCTGATATCGCTAAAATGCCGCTACTTCTTAAGAAGAGGCTGGAAAGTGGAATTTGGGCCGATCACAGCGATTTACGGCTTTCGCCGCTCTTGAGAAAGCCAAACACTTTCCAGAGCCGGATGCAGTTCTTTGAAAACTGGATGAATTCAAAACTTTCAGACGGTAATACTTACGCTCTCAAGCTCCGTGATGAGCAAGGAAAAGTTACACAACTGCGAGTACTGGACCCTAGTAAAGTTACTCCATACGTCACGGATGATGGTGAAATTTTTTATCAGGTCCGTCCCGATAATGTCCACGGGATTGAGCAGCAGGTAATGGTCCCTGCTCGTGAAATCATCCATGACCGCTTTAACTGCTTCTTCCATCCATTGTGTGGGCTGTCACCCATTTATGCATGCGGTCTTACCGCAATGCAGGGTGACGCCATCCTGACTAATTCTGCCAACCATTTCAAAAATGGTGGCAAACCTGGAGGTGTGATTACCGTGCCGGGCTCGGTCGATCAGGACAAAGCGCGTGAGATAAAACAGAGCTGGGATGAAGGCTATTCCGGCGCTAACGCAGGAAAGACAGGTTTACTCGCTGATGGCGCTTCATTTGCCGCTATTGCAATGACAGCTGTTGATGCGCAGATGGTTGAGCAGCTGAAGCTGACAGCCGAAATTATCTGCTCAACGTTCCACGTTCCTATTTACAAGGTCAACACCGCCTCTACGCCTTCTTATAACAACATCGAGGCTCTTGATCAGGGTTATTACTCGCAGTGTCTTCAGACGCATATTGAAGGCATTGAACTTCTGCTTGATGAAGCTTTCGATCTGGATGCTCAGACCGGTGTTGAGTTTGACCTCAATACGCTAATCCGGATGGACACTGAAGGCCGCTATAAGACTTACAGTGAAGGTATTGGTGCCGGTTTCCTTACTCCTAATCAGGCGCGCAAAAGTGAAAACATGCCGCCTGTTGAAGGCGGAGACACGCCATACCTGCAGCAGCAGAACTATGCGCTGTCAGCCCTGGCTAAAAGGGATGCCAGCGACGATCCGTTTGGCACTCAATCCAAATCTGAAGCGGCTACCACGCCGCTGCCAACTATTGACGATGAAAGCAGCAAGGCTCTTACAGAGCAGGAGCACTTCATGGTCAAAGCAATGCTGAAAGGACTGCTTACCCATGAATGAACGTGACATGTCACTGCTGAAGGCTGTCAGTGAGGCAGTGAAAGAGCAGCTGTCAGCAATCCACACACACTATGAAACTGCGTTGTCGCAACAGTCTGATGAAATTAAAAGGCTCAGTGATCTGGTCGAGCAAAGCAGACAGTCAGCGCCGAATGAAAAGGCTATTGCTGATTCAGTACTCTCGCAGATGGAAGTTCCTGCTGCGCCAGTGCTGCCGGATATCGCGCAGATGGTGAAAGATGCGGTGGCTGAAATTCCGGTCCCGGATTCGCCTGTCCTGCCCGATATTGAAAGCATGGTTCAGCGGGCTGTCTCTGCCATCAAGGTTCCGCAGCCCGAACCACTGCCGGATATCGCGCAGATGGTGAAAGATGCCGTTGCGGAAATGCCAAAGCCGGATGATGGTAAGCCAGGGGAAGATGGTAAAGACGCGCTGCAGCTCGAAATACTGCCGTCGATTAACCCTGAGAAAGTATATCAGCGAGGTACTTATGCCATCCATCAGGGCGGGCTGTGGCGTTCTTATCAGAAAACCACGGGCATGAAAGGCTGGGAGTGCCTGGTCGATGGGATCAGCGATATCGACATCTCTCAGCACGATGAGCGCAATTTCACTGTCACCGCCATCAAATCCAGCGGCGATAAAACAGAGAAAAAATTCAGCGTGCCTGTGATGATCTATCGCGACATCTTCAAGGATGGTGAGAAGTATTTTCCGGGTGACAGTGTTACCTGGGGCGGCTCGGTCTGGTACTGCAATGAGGCAACAGGTGATAAGCCGGGTGAAGATGGCTCAAAAGGCTGGAAGCTGGCTGTCAAACGCGGTCGTGATGCGAGGGCTAAGTGATGCTGGAATTTGTGACGCTCAGCGAAGCCAAAGAGCATCTGCGAATTGATACGGATGACGGTGATTCCGATCTTCAGCTGAAAATCTACTCTGCAAGTGCAGCCGTACTGGATTATATCCAGGGGAGTCGGGACCGTGTTATCGGGATAGATGGCAAAGTCATTGAGTCCGCACCAGAACTACAGCGGGTAAAACAGGCAACGCTGATTTTAGTCGGCATCCTTGACCGCGTCCGTGGCGGCGAGGAAGAGGGTCAGTATAAGCAGGGTGAGTTGCCTTATTCGGTGTCATGCCTCATCTATTCACTCCGTAAACCAACCATCATCTGAGCGCAGGAGCATATATGGCATGCAGTGGCTGTCAGGCGCGCCGTGACTGGATAAAGAAATGGACCAGAATTGCCTATGAACGAGCAACAGGTAAGCGAACTGCTGAAAGCGATGGCAGCTCAGACAAAAGCGATGACCGACCAGACAGCGGCAATAAGCCGCATGGCTGAGGCAAACGAGTCTTTAGCCGCAGTGCTTTATCAGTCTTTTGCTGATGAGGTTCAGGATGAAATGCCGGTTGCCACGTATCTCAGCGGAAAGCCAAAGGGGTAGATCATGCAGGCAGGCAAATTGCGCCATCGCGTCTCTCTTCAGAAGCCCATTAAAACTCAAAACCCCATGACCGGAGCAACCGTCAACTCCTGGCAGGAAATTACAAAGCTGTGGGCTGACGTTGTACCTCTTTCAGCGCGGGAGTTTATTGCGGCGCAGGCTACACAGGCCGAGGTAACAACGCGAGTAACGATCCGTTTCCGCAGCGATATCACCTCAAAACACCGCATCGTATACGGGGATAAAATATTCAACATTCAAGGAGTGCTTCCTGACCACGTAAGCGGACGGGATTACCTGACGCTGCCGTGTTCGGAGGGCGTCAACAATGGCTGATGGCGTCGAATTTTCACTGACAGGTCTGGATGCGCTGCTGGGCAGGCTTGAATCTGTCAGCGACGATCTGAAAAAAAAGGGCGGGCGTGCTGCATTACGCAAAGCAGGAAATGTCATTGTGGACAGGGCGAAAGCCAATGCCCGTCGCGTGGATGACATACATACCGGCCGGAGCATCGCCGACAATATAGCTCAGAGATGGAATGGCCGCGTATTCAGGCGAACCGGCGATTTAGCCTTTCGGATTGGCGTCCTTCATGGTGCGGTACTGAAAAATCACCCTGACAAAGCTGTTAACGCGCCCACTCCTCACTGGCGACTGCTGGAGTTCGGTACAGAGAAAATGCGGGCTCAGCCCATTATGCGGCCTGCAGCCGATACTGGCACAGACATGATTATCAGTACTTTTATTAATGAATATGATAGGGCGCTGGATCGTGCGATTACCCGGGCCAAAAAAAAAGGGTCATCGTCATGATTGCGCCAATTTTCCCGGTATGCGCCGCCAGCCCTGACGTTAATGCATTATTGGGTGGTGATCGTCTGCGCCTTTATCCCTTCGGGCTTCAGGATGATGATGTCACTTATCCCTATGCAGTGTGGCAAAACATCAGCGGCGAGCCTGAGAACTACCTCGGTCAGCGCCCTGATGCAGATGCGTTCTCGCTGCAGGTGGATGTTTATGCTGATACACCTGACGATGCTATTGCTGTGGCTGCTGCGCTGCGCAATGCCATTGAGCCTCACGCGCACATCACGCGGTGGGGCAGTCAGACGCGCGATAGTGACACAAAACGCTATCGCTACTCATTCGATGTGGACTGGATAGTCCTTCGCTAATCACCTCACCAACTAACCAACCGGCTGATGCCGGTTTTTTTACGTCCGGAGATAACCATGTCTGTACTGACGCAGGGCACGCAGCTCTATGTGTTTGCAAATAACACGGTGAGTGAAATCGAATGCATTACCGCATTCAACCCGGGCAGCAGCCCGGCAGATCAGATTGAAGACACCTGTCTGAGCGAGAAAAGTACGCGTACCTATAAAAAGGGGCTGCGTACTCCTGCTCAGGCGTCGGCAACGCTCAACGCTGATCCCAAAAACGCCAGTCACCTGATGCTGAGCAATCTGGCAGAAACCTCGGACCAGACCGACTTGGTATTTGCAATCGGCTGGTCTGACGGCGATTCCGCACCAACCGTGGCCGCAGCAAATGCAGCGAACGCTGTCGACGGGCTAAACCTGCCTGATGATCGCACCTGGTATGTTTTCAAGGGCTATGTTGCCGACTTCCCGTTTGATTTTCAGGCGAACACGGTGGTTCAGACCACAGCAACAATTCAGCGCTCCGGCGCGGGCGCATGGATTCCAAAAGCTGAGTCCGGCTCGTAATTAACCGGGGCTCCGGCCCCAAAAATAGCAGGATAAGCATGAAACTTACGCTTGAAACACTGAAATCCTCCGGTGCCTTTACCGGGCGTCCGGTTGAAAAAGAAATCAGCTGGAAGCAGGGAGACAAAGAGTTTACCGCGACCGTATATGTACGCCCGATGGGCTATCACACCGCCACGTCTGATGTACTAGCAATGGGCGGCAAAGTGGATGGTGTGGCAGGCCGCATCGCCGCATCGATCTGTGATGAGTCCGGCAAGCCGGTTTTTACCCCGGCGGACATTACCGGCGAGGCTGACCCAGATCGTGGCTCTCTTGATGGTGCGCTCACCATTGCACTGCTGGTTGCCATTCAGGAAGTTAACGACTTGGGAAAGACTTCGAGCTCAGCGCCGAAGACGAATTCTGGTGCGAGCTCGTCCTCAACGGCATCGGTGGCCGCACCATCGCCGAAGCGCGTGAGACGATCACCT